TGGATGAAGTTTTCAAATACGAAGTAAAAGCAACAACAAACACGTTAACGGAAACCGGTACTTCATCGGAAGACAACGGAACGTTTTTTGTTGCACAAGCGTTGGCGGTTACACTTCCAAAATTGTCGGTAGATCTACAAGCACAATGTCAACTTATTTGCGCCGGTCGTCCGAGCGTATTTGTTGAGGATTACAACGGAAATATTGTTTTGGTTGGTGCGTACAATGGTACAATGTCAAACATGACAAAAGTAACCGGTGGCGCTTCAGGTGATTTATCAGGCTTCACGTTGGCAATCAACGCAGAAGAAAAGGACAATTCACCATTCCTTGATGCAACAACAAAAACCGCGTTAAAAACTTTGGTTTCTGACGTTGTGGTTTCATAAATTGTTCATTTTTGTTTAAAAAGCGCATTGCATTAATTTGTAATGCGTTTTTTTTATGTTACAAAACGAAAAAATTTGTTATTTTAATATGATAGTTTTCAATCCAAATGACGAATTTCATTCATTGCTTTGCATTCCAAGAAGGCAATGCGACGATGTTATTCTAAAATTAAGAAACGAATTAAAAGATACAATCGAAACATTCGAAATTTCATCAATTCAATCGTCAAATTATATGCTTTTATTTTTTGAAAAGGTATTTGTTGAGGGTGAAAGTTCAGAAATAGAAATTTTTGATTCATTTGACAATTCATTATTGTATCGCGGTAAATCATACGCAACAACACAAACCGATTTGGAAAATTTCAAATTGACAAAAGGGGTTTTAAAAGTATAACATGGAAAATAATATTCAAATATTACAACTCGCAAACTACATTCGACCGGAAATAAAAGAAGTTTCCGGCAAAAAATGGGTTTTGAATGGCGATAAAAATCAATTTTACTACGACATTATTGATGCTTATAACGGATCGCCGACGAATTCGGCAATCATTGATTCATATTCCCAATTCATTTATGGAAAAGGATTGACTTCAAAAGACAAATTCAAACAACCTTCACAATGGGCGAATGTTATGTCGATGCTTTCAAAAAAAGATTTGCGTAAAATTTGCAAGGATTTTGAAATGTTCGGTGAAGCGTCATTCGAGGTTAAATATTTGGACAATAAAGTTGCGAAAACTTTTCATTTGCCGAAACAATGTGTTGCACCCGAAATCGCAAACGAAGACGGCGAAATTGTGGCTTATTATTTTAGTTATGATTTTAGAAATGTAAACAAATACAAACCAATTCGCTTTGATGCGTTTGGTCATGGTGAAAAAACAAAAGGTGAACGAAGCGAAATTTTCGTGATCCATGATTATCAGGTTGGGCAATTTTATTATTCCATGCCTTCTTACGTGTCCGGACTTCCATATTCGACATTGGAATCCGAAATCGCCAATTATTGTGTAAATCACATAAAAAACGGGCTTTCATTCGGTCACGTTATAAACATGAACACCGGTGTTCAAATGTCGGAAGAAGAAATCCAACGTAACACGGCGGAAATAAGAAAACATTTGACCGGATCGTCAAACGCCGGAAAATTTTTCCTTAATTGGAACGATAATAAAGAAACAGAAATAACAATTGCGCCGTTGGAAGTAAGCGACGCACATTCACAATATCAATTTTTGTCTTCCGAAGCGCGTCAACAAATTATGACGTCGCACAAACTTACATCACCTATGTTGGTAGGTGTAAAAGAAGCAAGTGGATTTTCATCAAACGCGGATGAAATCGCGGTTGCATTCGACGAATTAATGGAAAAAGTAATTCGACCAAAACAAGAAATTATTTGTGATTCATTAGAAGAAGTTTTTGCAGTTAACAACATTACAATTCAACTTGACTTGTTAAACTTAAATGCAAGTGATATTGTAGAGCAACAACAAACAACGGATTTGGTTGATTCAAAACTTTCATACAATGGCGCGCAAATTTCAAGTGCGATTGACATCATTGCAAAAGTAAAAGAAGGAATTTTGACACAAGAACAAGCGATTGTCTTTTTAGTTCAATTCTTAACACTTCCGATTGAAATTGCAAAAGCAATGTTCACAAATCAACCGGCGGATTTGCAAAGTTTAAGTTTGCAATGTTCAAACCATTCAAATGAAGACGAAGCCGTTTTCAATAAAATTGCGGATGCGCTTATTGAATTGGGCGAAGACGAAGACGTTGAAAATTACGAGTTGATCGATGAACGCACACAAGAAGGATTTCCGGAAATTAGCGAATTGACATTGAAATTGGCTTCGGTCCCGACATCATTCCCAAATGTAACAAGCGAACAAGACAACGATCTTTTCAAAATACGTTATCAGTATGCGCCTTTAAATGCAAGTTCAAATTCACGTGAATTTTGTCGTAAAATGGTAAGTGCAAAAAAAGTTTACAGAAAAGAAGACGTTTTATTTGCAAGTCAAAATCCGGCAATCAATCCGTCATTTGGTCCAAATGGTGCGGACACTTACAATTTATTTTTGTACAAAGGTGGCGTAAATTGTCAACATTTTTGGATGCGAAAAATATACTTAAAAAGAAACAACAAATCAATTTCGGTCAACGAAGCCGTTCGAATCATAAATGATTTGGATCCGTCACAACGTGCCGGTGCAAGGTTGGAAACAAATCCTTCGGAAGTTGCACAAGTTGCCGAATCGTCAAACAACTATTGGTCATTAGATCCAAATTATAGAAAATAACATGACAACAATATTATTAAAAGAAGACGAATTGACAAAAAACACACCTTTGGGTGGGAATATTGACGTTGACAAATACGTTGTCGCAATTGCGGACTTTCAACGCATTCGTGTTGAAGAAGTTTTGGGCGAAACACTTTATAATAAAATAGCCGAAGACTTCGAAAACGACGATTTAACGGGTGATTATTTGAAATTATATGAAGACTATTTAAAACCATATATCATTCATGGTTCGGCTATGGAATACCTTCTATATGGTGCCTATCAAATTAACAACGGCGGTATTTCAAAACACAATCCGTCGGATTCAACTACAATTGACAAAGTCGAGGTTGATTATTTGGTCCAAAATCAACGTTTGAAAATGGAAATGTACGAATCACGTTTGGAACGTTGGCTTTGCAAAAATCATTTGCCGGAATACGTTTCAAATTCGAATAATATTGTGAATCCATTACGTTCAAAAATGGTTTGCGGAAAATGGTATTTGGATAATCCATATTAAATATGAAGGAAAAAAGAAAAATTGACAAAAGGACCGAAGAAAACATCAAAAAAATAAAACTATTTTTAAAAAATGCACACACTTTTAAACGGGGTAACAACGGACACGACATCGACAACGCAAAACGTTAACGGATTGCACACGATCACGTGTGTTGGTTTAAAAGATTACAAACAATTTGTTCATTTTTACATTAGTGTTGACAACGAAAATTTTGTTTTATTCAAAACAATAACACTTGGACAACAAGCGTTTAATATTTACGTCGGAAATTCACATTTGTATTGTCAATTTGAAACCGAATTGACTGAAAATGATCCGGTTTTTGTACATTTAAGTTAACATGAAAATAGATTTTGAAATAGCGGTTTCAATTTTCGAAACGATTCAGATAATAAAACCAAAAACAGAAGAAAATATCACATCCGACACGACATTGTTCACGTCGGATAATACAAATATAACGGCGGACAATTCATAAATTATGGCAAAGCAAACAATTAATGTCGGAACAACGGCAAACGATGGAACGGGTGATCCTTTAAGAAGTGCGTTTATAAAAACAAACGACAATTTTACGGAATTATACGACGGAAAACAAGATGACTTGGTTTCCGGTACCAATATCAAGACTATAAATTCGAATTCAATTTTAGGAAGTGGCGATTTATCAGTTCAGGAAACGTTAAGTTCAGGGACCAACATCAAGACTATAAATTCAAATTCAATTTTGGGAAGTGGCGATTTATCAGTTCAGGAAACGTTAAGTTCGGGAACAAATATAAAAACCATAAACGGAAATTCAGTTTTAGGTAGTGGTGATTTGTCAATAAGTGGTTCAGGCGGTTTGAAAGGTGTTCATTCTTTGACAACTATTCCAAGCGGTTACACTACTTCAGCGGTTACAAATTCAAACACGCATCCAAATACTACATTTGTATTGAATAGATTGTATTTGAATCCATATATTCCAAACCAAACTTTCACAAGTTCTCAATTGTACATCTATTGCACTACCGGTCAAATAAGTGGTGCAGGACGCATTTTGATTTATTCGGATTTAAACGGGTTGCCGGATAATAAACTTTACGAAAGTGCAACTTTAAGCCTTACATCAGTAGGACAAAAAATCGCTTTAACTTCTTTTACTTTTTCGGAAGGTGTTACATATTGGTTGGCTTATCATAATAGCGGTGTTACAACAATGCCAAGCATTAACGCAATAGGTGTAAATCAAGCGATTCCATTAAATTTTCCGTCGGGAATAACTGCACAAACATACATTTATTTAAACGTTGCAATCGGATCTGCACCGACTACATTTTCGGGTGGAACATTTGCAAACGGTAATTTTCCTCTTATAATGATAACAAAAGCATAAAATCATGGCACAAATTAGACAAGAAATTTACGACGAAAACGGACTTGTTGAAGTAAAATTCATTGAGGTTGAAGACATCAATCCGGACGAAATAATCGCACAAAAAGAAGCCGAACTTTTGGCAATTTATGAAGAAATTAAAAAATTGCGCGGTGAGTAGAAAAGAAAAAATCGATTTATTCATTTCAAAATGGGTAAGTCGAAAATTGAGCGTTTTTGTAGTGGCTTCGATTGGATTGTTTTCCAACGTTATAACTTCAAATGATTGGGTTATAATCGCGACATCATACATTGCAATCGAAGGTGTTACAAATATTGTTGAACGTTTAATGAAAGTAAAAAATGACATTTAACGATTTGAAAATATACACACTAAACACGTTCGCAATGGCGGTAAGTTTTTCACAATTGGAATCAACATTGAAAATTGTTTTGTTGATCATTTCAATAGTGTACACATTGATGAAAATAATTGAAACATCAAAAGGAAAAAAGAATGATAATTGAAATCAAAAGACTTTACAAAACCAAGACATCAACAATCGGTGAATTATCGATCAATGGCGTTTGGGAATGCTACACTTTGGAAGACGTTGAAAGGGATGTTAAAATAAAAGGTGAAACGGCAATTCCAAAAGGAAAATACAAAGTAATTATAAATCAATCAAACAGATTCAAACGTTTACTTCCGTTATTGCTTAACGTTCCAAATTTTGAAGGTGTTCGAATTCATGCCGGAAACACAAATCACGATACCGAAGGTTGTATTTTGGTAGGAAAAACACGTTCGAATGATTTCATCGGAAAATCACGAAAGGCATTTGATTCGTTATTTGAAAAAATGCAAAAAGAAAAAGAAATCACACTTGTAATTTCATAAATTATGATTAAATATTTGACTATATTTTTTTTATTGGTTTTTGTTGGTTGTGGATCAAGAAAAGCCGAAGTAAAAAAAGAAGAAAATAAAATTGAAATTTCAACCATTGAAAAATCAACTTTTGTTGACACGTCAAATGTTGAAATAAAAACCGACGTTGAAAGTGAAACGATAATTGTCGAAGCAAAAGACAATTTGAAACCTTTCACTTATAACGGAAAAACTTATTTTAATGTTGTTTTAAGCAAACAAAATAAGAAACAAAAGACTTTGTATAAAAAAGATGTAA